CATTTTTATAATTCTTATTTGTAATGGGCTCCTTGGCTCCGAAACTGATTCCAGCCATGGGAATTCCTTCTTTTTTAAATATCTCTACCAACCCGATAGCAAAGTTTGAAAAGTCAGCAAGACCCATCTCACACTTAAAAATGCCATCAATAGGATGAACAATGTCTCGGATTTCCTGCATCTGATTCATCACATCACCCTGCCACATATACTTAGCTACTATGTCTTTAGTATTGTCCTGATTCTTCCTTAAAATTGTTAAAACAGTCCAGTCTAGGTCTTTCTGCCCAGGCATCAATGTTCCAGAAGCAGTATCAAGACCAAAATAATATTTTTCTGTAAGTTCAGGACGGCCTTCTTTTAGAATATCAAACAATCCTGAAGCGAGTTTCTTCTGCTGATCTCCAGATAGGACAAGATTTACATCCTCCATCCAGATCATTTCATATTGAGTATTCCATTCGATTTCAGAATAACCTTCTACAGAATCATAGTGCAATAAAAGATCGTTAGGAAAGTATTTTTCCTTAACAGACTTTGGCATCAGATCTACAATACGCTTAGGATAAGGTTTACCCTCGTACATTACATAGCCTTGCAGACCATAAATGTCACACTTAGACCAATCTTTACGCAATACTTTATATCTTGTACCATTGTCATTGCAGCTATGCCAAAAATTGTTTTTATAAAGGGAAATCCCAATCTTAATAGTTTTAGCAACAGTAAAACTACCAAGCATTGGGACTAATTTTTCTTTAACTACAAAGTCACTGATTCGATGAGCTTCATCTAATACCAACACATGGAAGTGCTCTGATTCCTGAGTAGCTGTTGGAGAAGCAGACAGGGCTTTTACAGTTGATCCATTTTTAAATTGAATAAAGGAATTTGAAGAGGCATTCCAATCTATTTTATCATAAACTGGAGAAGTAGGCAGGAGGATACGTCCAATAATATCTTCTTTAACTAAACGTTTCGATGTCTCCGCTTTAGGACCAAAAATACCTACTCGAAATCCAGGGTGATCTAAACAAAGCTTAACAATTCCAATAGCAACAGAATACGTCTTGCCTGAACCACGAGAGGCAAGTACTCCCACATATGGGATACTTAAATCACATACGTTATTTAGGATCTCGACTTGATTATCATATAAATTAATATCAAGATTAACCAAAGCCCAGTAGCTTGGATTAGTGGCTAAATTTATTACATTATCACATCTAGAGGCTTGAAACTTCTCAAGTCTTAATGCGTTCTCTAATGACATAATACTCCATACCTTATCTTTATTTTTCGTCTGAGAGCAGTCTTAGATCACGACAAAAGCCACAACGATAAATACGCAAAAAACCATTAAGAGCATTATCATCCCCCATAAAAAAGGAGTAAATCACTTGATAATCATGTTCTTGTTGATTAGCGCATATACCCGTTGCCGTTGCTTTTGCCTTCATCTATTCCACCCAAAAGGTCCCACTCAGTCATCTCTTGCTGAATCTCTTTAATTCTCTGACGCAATACAAGGTTCGATTTCTTGATATGCGAATGTATCTTTTCCACATCTTGCTCGATTTTGTTTAACTTATCAGCACTCATGTTATTTACTCCCACCATTTTTACCGCTGAGCTTTATAAGCAAGTCTAGGGTATTATTAATATCCTTGGTTAAATGATTATAATCATCAACCATGCTTTTCCACTCATGCAAACGTTGTTCTTGTAGACGATCATACTTCTGAAATAGTTTATACAATGCAATAGCTAATGCCAATATAGTTATTGTTGGCAAAGACATAAGGGACAACATCTTAGGATCAGTCAAAAGGTTGAGAAGGAACTCCATATTATTTTCCTATTATAGTGGCATAGATAACAGTTTAAGAGCTGTTAACAGCTCCTCGTTGTAACGTTTCAATTCATCCAGGATATCTGCTTCTTTATTTATAGAACTTTTTTTATTGGGCCATCGAATAAGTCTTTTCTCAATTACGTGTTTTACCTGACTTAACATTCCATTTTTAACGTCTGAAATGAATTTTTCTGCTTCATCAAAACGTTTTTTAAACTTTTCAAGCCAATCATTAACACTCATCTTAGGAAGATATTCCGTTTTATTTGTCTGGAGAGTATAAAGATTATCTTTCCACTGTACAACTTTATTCTCTAAAGCGTCAAAAAGAACAGCCGTTTTCTCAATGGTTGCCTGAAGTTCGGCCTCTATCTCAGCTCGTCCACCTTGCTGATCAATTTTGGCTAATTCTTCATTTAACTTAGCCTCAAGTTGTTCTCTAGCCATAGCTAAACTATTTAAATTTGATTGCAAAGCTTCAATCTTACTCAATGCTTCACCCATCTCTGGAGCTGCTGGAACGGCTTTCTCTTTATCTACATAATCAGGAGAACGCTTAAAGTCTTTAAATTGTGTCTTAGGAGCTACTTCTGGCTCTGCAGATGTCTTATTCTGGGAGATTCCTTTCTCAAAATCAGATGCTTTCTTAGCTGGACGATTGTAAGCAATCTCAGCTGGCAAGTGCTTATCACAATATTTCTTCTCACCATCATTGATACTTACTATTGGACCAGCATGACCTGTTCCTGATTTATCAGCACAATCTTTGTGATCAGATGATTCCTTCTCTACTTTAGGTTCTAAAGAAGATTCAGCTGCTTGTGGAGTAGCTAATGCAACCCAATCAATACGATCATGATCAGAAGGTGTTAAAGAATCAAACCAAGACTGTACTCCAACCTTAGCTCCTGCACTATCTGCAAGGCGTAATGCTTCATGAGCAAGCTCTCGTGCAATCTCTTTCAGGGCATCAATACGAGCATTTTCATCAGGCAATTTTAATGCCTCAGCATATTTAGGACTTGTTGCAACCTCATCTTCCTGAATCCAAACTCTGCACCAACCATTACCCTCAAAAGCACTATCATCAGCATGTTTCTCTAAACCCTTACGAATAAACATGTAAGAAGTTTTTCCCATGCCTTCAACATCTTTCAATAATTGCTCTGCCTCTTTCTTAATAGCTAAGAAGGAGTCCTGGGAACTTAAACTATGAAGATCATCCATCTTAGTAGTTACTGGAATTTGATCATCTTTTGGAGCTTCAATTTGTGGTTCTGAGGCTGGATCAGTTTCCTGAGCACCTGAGCCCTCAGAAATCTTAGTGACACGATGCATTTCAACCTGCATATCGTCTTGTTGATCTGTTTTAACAATAGCCCAATCTTTACCGTGTCCATCTTTAAATGTCTTTGTAAAAGTTGCTTCAAACCCATCTTTTTCATTATTAAGATCAGTAGTAACAAATACTCTATCACCAGTCTGAGGAACAAGGTGATCTCCTGTTTGCTTAGGAGCAAGTGAGTCCTGTGTAGGTGTATTTGGTGTTGTTGGCTTTTGTTCGATAGGTTCTTGAAGAGGATTCAAGTCATTTGGGGCAGCTTTTTTCTTAGTCTTGCAATCTTTATGACAAACATTACATTTAAAATCTTCCTTGGTATGTTTATCTAGGTCATGCCCACAAGTACCGCACTCCCCCCAATTACCAGCAGCAACTTTATGAATATCATCATTGTCAGCACGAGCAATTTCATTAGACAAAGAAGAAGCTTCCTCAATCTCATCATCCTCTGGGATATCCATGATATCTTTAGGAGTAAAATTAGGCTCTTTTTCTTCTACTGTGGGGTCAACTTTTTTTTTATCTTCGTGGTCTTGAAGAAGTTTCTCATGAGTTTCAGGAGAAACTAATTCTTCGGGAGGTGTAAGGGGTTTTTTGTCTTCAGGCTTTTCCTCTTCTGGTTTCACTTCAACAGACATTGGATCAGCACCTTGACGTTGTTCATCAACAAAGATGTTTACAGAATCTTTGTCAAAATTAAAATCTTTGATAAGGATCTTTTTAATTTCATCCCAATTACGTCCATTCTTGCGAAGGACTTTAACAAGTTCAACCTGATCAGGACCAAATACACTGGCAGCTTTTTCCTGCAAAGCAGATTCTAATTCAGTTTTGATCTTCTCATCAATATGCTTCTGCATATCTTCATGATCTCGTTCTTTCTCATTCTGCATATCTTCATAGGACAAAGAAGCAGGAGCAAGCTCATCTTTAGGGGCTTGTTTACCCTTATTCTTATCCCATAGGGGAATATGATCTTGATCACCACCTGCAGCAGGATTGGCTTTCTTCTGCTTTTCCTGGTATTCCAACAACTCATCAGTTGTAGTGAACCAAAGATTCTGCATGGTAATCTTAGCTTTACGCCAAAGTTTATCATCTTGGGAAGCCTCAGTGGAGGGATATTTAAATCCTGGATCAAGAGGATGAGGAATACGGGGATGATCATAATGAGGTACATTTTTTTTATTCCATTCTATGATCTGCTCATCAGTCATACTACCTAAAAATTTAGCAATTTGAGCTTTTGTTCTATGCTTTTCATCCATCAAATAACAATATATCTCTACCTTTGCATCATCAACAGCAACAGGATCAATATCCTGAGAAGCTTGTGTGTTGTGGAGCTTTGGCAAATTTGTATCTACAATATCACCTGTATTCTCAGCATACTTTTGACCAAGTTTCTTCATCAGATCCTTGGCAGCATCATATTCACCTTGTTTTGTTAAGGCTGCAACTTCAGCTAAATCGGTAGAAATAAGATCAAATTGATGAGATGCTTCCTGTTCACTCAATGTTTTTTCAAACAGTTTCTCCCCGCCTTCCCATGATAATGAAATTAGCGTATCATTATTGACTGGTACAGCATCAAGGGTAATAGAACGAATAGGATTATCCCCAACTGCTGTACTATCAGCAACTGAGAATTTGGTGTGCCCTTCAAAGGCATTTTTCAAAAGATGAGATACAACGTCACGAAAGAAATTCATTGTTGGCTCCTAGAGATCAAATCTGGTACTTAGGCTGGCATCTTATTTTTTGGCTCTTCGCTGCTGTGTTCTGGAGCCTGACATTTCTTCATTGTCCAAATACTACTATCGCCCTCACCTTTTGAATTTTGCTGTCCATCGGTGTTTACGATTTCCCATTGATCTGTTCCATCGGAAACCTTATCACCAACTTTCAAATCTTCATGGTTTGGTAGAAGATGTTTCTGAACGGTTAATGTGGAGTCATCACTATCAAAAAATGGTTGCTTTTGACCTGCAGCAGCCTTCTCAACAGAGGCAGTCTTCTCAGCAAGAATTGCATCTGCTTCTGCAACTTCATAAGCCATACGAGCATCAATCGCTGCTAATTTTTCTAATGTTTCTAAATCAAATTGTTCTGCAAGTTTAGCCTTAACATCAAGACCCTTAGCAATAAGTGTTGCAACCAAAGCTTTCTTTGGTAGAACTACTTTACCTGCTTTAATTGAGACAGGAATACTTACAGCCTTGACAGCTCCACCATCATCAACTGCTGCCATAATATCCAAGCCCTCTTTTGAGCTTGTAATCTCAACGGTTTTAGCTGAACCATACCCCATCCCTTGGAGCAATGACATAAGCTGATTAGCTGCTTCATGTTCAACTTTAATCTGAGCCTCTAACTGTGATTGTTCTTCGGATTGTGCCATATGAGACATAGAATCATGGGCACGAGCCATTGGCATATTGTCTTGAACTGCTACTGGTTTAGAAGCTTCAACTTCAGGACCCTCAAATGCTAAACCACAATTCCAACATTTGTTTAATTTAGCTCCTGTCATTCCCCCACCCGCCATATCCCAAATAGCTTCACCACAATCAGGGCATTTAACGGATTCTTCTGTTACTGCATCTAAATCAGCTGTAAGCCATGT